TAGTCTCGCGCCTGAATCAGTTCTTGAAAAGTTAACTTAGTGAGAGATCGTCCAGCAATTGAATAATTTGCAACATCGGAATCTGCTTTGCCAGACAACAAAGATTCAATCTTTGTGATCATTATCTCCGCATGAGTGCGAGGGTCAGCATTATTCGCATCGAGATCAACAATGGCCTCAAAATAGCCACGATCTACAACGATTCGATTGCCACTTGAATTTTGAACAATCTCAAGTTGCCAATGATATTGTCCAGCAGTAAATCCGGCACTTGTCGCGCTTGTTACTGTGAATAGATAAATTCCATCAGAATTTGTACCAGTAACCTGAATTTCACTTGCACCTCCACCTGTGATCCTTGCAATATAAGTTGCTGTATAGGATGCTGGAGGATAATCTGAACTTAGATCGGTGCGTTTCCATTGAATGAAGTCGCCGACAACGATCTTTTCTGGAACAGCACTTGGCGCATTGGCAGCGTCAAAAAGGTTTGACATCAGAACCCCTTAGACAATTTTCACAAATTTTAACGCCATCTGTTCACAAAAGCCGAATTCTTGTTTGCTGACATGATTGGCCTTTGTTTCTTAACTTCCTCGATAGCGGTTTGTCTGATGATAACCGCGCGCGCAAGGTTTGACAAATTGACATTCAACAAGGACAAAGCAGCCATCGCATAAACCCGCACATCAAGGGCTTCGTTTCTTGGTCGCGTCTTAATAAACTCTTGTCTGGCAAAGCCTTTGTGGTATCTGGTTGCGATCTTTTCAGCAGTCAGTTGCTTGAAATATTCGTCATCTCTGTCCATTGGGAAGTGACAATAGCCAGCCCCAGGCTCTGTAATCCGCAATCGGCTAAATAATAAATGCTTGGCAGTATCAACCCCGACCGGAAACAGCTTGATCTTGCCAATATTATTCTTTGATGGTTTGCCAATTAAAGGTTTGCCATCCCCACCAACGCCTTTGATAGCAAAGACTCGCTTGCCTTCTCTTTGTGATGCGTATTTATAAACAGCTTGAGTATTGTGGCCGCCAGAGTCAATGCAAGATGCTCGAACAATCATGTCATTGCCTGATTCATGCTCAAATGTTTGAAACAAAAACTGATCCAATTCAGCCCAAACAGATGGGGCAGATGGGTCGCCATGAATGGTTCGATAAGCAATAGACCAGCTTTCCTCATCCTTGCCCCAACCGACAATTTCAGCCTCTAGCCGGTCATCCTGGACATCGACTCCGGCTGTTAGTATTAAAACATCCTCTGGAATTGCCTCCCATTCCTCGCGTCTATCCATAAGTGAGTGCTCACTAACTTGTTCTCCCTGTTCTTCCCAGGTCTCTCCAAGATAGGTATTGATCCAGACTCGCAGGGTTGCTGGTTGTTTCTTTGCCTCCAAGAAATCACGAACCCCATCAGCGATTGGTGTCCAAGGCGAATAAAGTGCGGAAAGGTGAAACCCTGCTATTCCATTGAAAGGCGCGGTCGCAAGCCATTCGCCAGATTTGATTGCCCTGAGCCTGTCTGATTCATCCCAAAGTGTTCCACAATCCTCACATGAGTATTTAGCGGTTTCTGGCTTGCCTTCATCCCATTTGACATTTGCCCACTTCATTTCTTGTGGATGCTCGCAATGTGGGCATTTAACAAAGAATTTTCGCTGATCTGAATCCTCATAAGCCATCTCAATTCGACTTGCTCCTTTGTTTGTCGGAGTCGAGACCATCGCAATCTTGCGATTCCAGAAGGTTGCAGATCGTTTCTTGCCTAGCGAGATTGGGTCGCCTTCAGAACCAGCTGATACAGGATAACGATCAACTTCGTCAAACAATACGACACGAATCGGACGGGAAGCCAAACTAGCTGGGCTGTTAGCGCCGCAAGCAGTAATGTGACCCCCAGGAAAAATCTTATGGAGAGTTGTATTACCACTATCCCGAGCGCGAGGGTCTTTAACAAGGTTAGAAAGAGAAGGGGTGTCGCGCAGCATAGGAGCCAGACGGTCTTTGCTCCAAGTCTGAGCCATGTCCAGGGTTGGCTGGACAACAAGGATAGGCGATGGGTCTTGTTCAATGAAGTATCCAACAATGTTGTTTAGAATTTCAGTCTTTCCACATTGAGCAGATGACATGACCACAACTTCACGAACAGTCGGGTCATTGAATGAGTCCATGATGCCGCGCTGATACTCTGCCCTTGCCGTGACCCATGATCCAGGCTCGGCAGATGCCTCTGGAGACAATCTCCGAAACGAATCAGACCATTCACTAATCTTGAGATCAGGTGGTGGCTTCAGGCTCTGAAACACCTTCGTCAGGATTCTCTTCAGACTCGGATGCCCTGATAGGGTTAGTGACATGGATTTCAATTCCTTCAAGTTCGCTCAATGCCTCGAATATATGCTCTTTCAGCACAGATTTCACCTCGGCAAGAGATTCGGCTGCAAAGATGTCTGGTGATGCCTTTGTTGGAAGAGACAACATTTTTGCTCTCATGTTAGCCGCGGCCTCGAGCCATGCGGATTCAATGTCGTCAGCAGGAATCAATCTTTCTTCCATCTGGGCTTTTTCCATCTCCATGATGTCTGCCCTGGCTCTGGTAAGCCTCATCCGATGAGTCGTGTAATCATCCTCTGGTAAATCTTTCTTGAGATTGCCCATCCGCAAATATTGAATGTAAGCACGAACAACTGGGACAAGTTCATATCGCCCACGCTCATGTTTGGGGATTATTCCCTCTCTTGCAAGCTGATTAACACGCTGAGGTGTTAAATCAAGCAGTTTGCAGATCGTGTCAATTGGTACTGTCGTTGCCATTAAGATTTAGTCTTTCTAAATTTTTCATCAAGAATTTTTGGAACTGCATTTTTCCAATTTATTCGATGATGAATTCTTTTATCTGTTCTTCCCATTAAATCAATTTTGCAACAATTTGGTGCCGCAATAACACTATAAAAAGATTTAACATAGGTACCAAATGCTTTATAAGCCTCTGTGTTACCTCCAGAATTTGATTGTGTAGCCAACTGAACTAATGAAATTTTTGTTATTTGAAAGAATAATTTTCCTATTTTGCCTTGTGTCAAATAGGTATTTACATCATCATTCATTCTTCCAATAAAAATTGTATCATTGCTTGAATCATCATTTACCTTAAACACAAAACTATTCATAGCTTTACGCTTAAATGTATTGTTATTAAATGAACCAGCACCTCCAATAAAATCACCACCCTGTGCAAATGCAATTGTTGTTGCCTTTGTTTCATCTAAACAATTTATCATTAGATTTAATACAGCATCAAGATTTTTTATTTGTTTACCTCTTAACGCATCATCATCAACATATCTATATTGAAATTGTGTATAGTCATCTTCGTATTCAAAAAAATACTCTAGTTTTAATTTACGAGCTATATCATAGCAAGCATTTCGAGCATATACGATAACCTTATTATTTTTGAAGTTATCCATAAGATCAAATTTGCCATCATAGTCATTCTTACTAAATACAATCACTTCATCTTTATATTTTTTCCTATATTCATTTAATGTCTTATCTTCATCGTCAACAATGATATAAATTTTTCCTGTATAGCCTTGATTTCTTAAACTTTTATATGTAATCACATTGTCAGGTCTTCCATGAGAAAGAATAAAGACAGCAAAGTTTTTATTTTGATTCATTTTTGATCCTACTGCTACTGTAATTATGTTTTCTTTTCAGATAGACAATCTCTTTCTCTAATTTTTCAATATCATCTCTTAATTCCCATTCATCAGATTTATGATCTTCACCAAGGAAATAAACATCATAGTCAAGAGATACAAATATGTCTTTATCACGATCAATGTTTTCGTATGGGATAACTTCATCAACCCATTTAACAGCTCTCAATTGCATATATCTTTCATAGATTGATTGCTGCGGATTTTTATAATTTGGCTTGCAATGTAACCCAACAATTAAAAAATCACAATATTTCTTTGCTTCCTCAAGTGATAAAACATGACCTGAGTGCAAAATATCTGCAACCATTGGGAAGAATCCAACTTTCATTTTTTTACTCCTTAAAGTTATCGAATCAATCTTATATGGTTTGCAATTTTTTATATGCAAATCGTAATAGGCCTTGTGTAATGGAATTTTTGGAAAATTAAAAGAAAAAAATAACATTTTGATAGTCCCACTATGAGCAACTATCAATATTTTTTTCCCTTTATATTTATTCTCAACATCATCAACAAAAGATTTAACCCTTGCAAAAAACTCTTTCTTACTTTCAATGTTAAATTTTTTGATGAATCCGTAATCCTCATTCTTCAAAAGTTTTTCACTGTTCAAATGCTTGCCTTCGAGCAAACCTTTACTTAATTCCTTTAGCCTATCATCATAAATAATTTTTGTATTTTTATGATTTAACAATATGCTAAATGCTGTTGACTTTGCCCGTTGTAATGGAGAACAAAAGCATAGATCAAAGTGTTCTAATTTTAATTCTTCAGATACTTTTTTTGCTTGTTTGATCCCAGTAAAATTTAAGGGAATATCATACTGACCGTGCATGATCCCATTCTTATTCCAATATGTTTGTCCATGTCGGATAAAAATGTATTGATTATTCATCCGCATCGGTTTCAAACATATTATTTATTTCTTGAGTAAATCTCACAAATCCACCTTCAATTGCTTTATTAAAATCAATGATCACTAATGCGCTATCTTCCATAAGTTTTTGACATTCTTCTGATGAATGTGCATAAAAGTTTGCGATCTTTGCGTAATCAAAAACAATGTGTCTTGATGCCGCAGCCATTAGGAAATGTTTTTCTTTTTCGCTTAATTTACTTTCTTTAATAGTAACAATTAAATCCATTGCTTTTTCATCACTATATAGTTCTTCTAAAGCTGGTTTTTCCCCTGTTGGTTCATAAATAGGGGCTTGAATCTTCATTGTATATGGATTGTTATCATCTAATTTATCTACTTCATCTGCTAATAATTTTGATAACTCATCATGGTCAAATCCAAGAAGATCAATCTTAAAATCCTCGCTTTTTAACTCTCCAATTTCTAAAGCTAAAAGTTCATCATCCCATCCAGCATTTAACGCTAGTTTGTTATCAGCGATCACATAAGCGCGTTTTTGTGTTTCTGTTAAATACCCAAGCCTGATACATGGGACTTCTTCCATTTTTAACTTTAGCGATGCCATCACCCTTCCGTGACCAGCAATGATTTGATTATCGTTGTCAATCAAAATAGGATTTGTAAAGCCAAACTCTTTGATTGATGCAGCAATCTGAGCGATTTGTGCATCGGAATGTGTCCGAGAATTACGCGCATAAGGCAAAAGATCAGAAGTTTTTATTTGCTCAATTTGCATTATTTCTCCAAAATGAAAATGTTGATTTGTTAGTTGTCACTAACTTTTGGTCGGGGTCGCGAAAAACC